GGAACCATCCGCGATGGCGCAGGCCCGCCGACGATACCGCCCTGATGGAATACGCCCGCAAACATCTCACCGAGCCCACCCAAGGCACCGCTAAGAGCATCAGCGATCGGGCCTAAGATGAACTTGCGCGCGCCGAGCTTGGCAAGGTCCGCAATCATTGAGCTGACCAGGCCTTTGAAGTCCAGCTTGCCGGTCTTGACGAAGTTGCCGATGGCGTCTTCCGCGCTCTGAAACGCGCCGACCAGCACGCTGCCCACGTCCGCGCCCACATCGCGCGCTTTGTCGGCATATTCACTGACCGCATTCACCACCGCCTGCCACCCTGTGGCTGCTGCGTCCGCACCCTCGGCTGCATCTGCGCCTGCCTGCTTTGCCGCCCCGCCTGCGCGCCCGGCCTGATCTTCGGTTTCCTCAAGTGCTTCGTTGAATTGGTCCGCCGAGGTTGCAGCACTTTCAAGTGCCGCCGCACCTTCATCGCCCGCGCCGGTCATCGCATCCCGCAAAGCCTGCCATGCGGTCATGGGGCGCGAGGCAGCATCCGAGAGCATGCCCGCCGCCTCGGAATACCCAGACGCCCGGCCGCGTGCATCGTCCGCCATTCTGCCAAACAGATTAGGTGCTTGGAATGGATTGTCCGAGAACGCGCTGTCGTAGGCCGCCCTTGCGCGGTCTCCGAGATTGACGGCTTCGGGAACAACCGATTGCCACGCGGAAAGATCAGGCGCAGTGATGGCCCAATCCGGACGGCGACCGCCAAGGGTCAGTACGGTGTTGATCGCCTCCGTGATGCCCGCAATGCCAGTCTCCATCACGTCAACGAGGCCATTGATCGCAAGCGCGCCAACGCGGTCAAACACATCTGGCAGCGCGCCCCAGATCGCCTGCACCGCAAGGAACGTGCCCTCAAAGGTATTGACGGTGCTGTTTGCCCAGCCCACCACAGCCTCTGTGGCCCCTTGCAGCCCGTCGTAAATACCAGCCTGCGCTGTGGCCCAACCGGATTCGACACGCGCCCAGGCGGCGTCGGCGCTGAGCGACACCCGGTCCCAGACCTCGACCGCCACGTCTTTCAGCAGGTCCATCGCGTTGCCGAACCCACCGGCACCAGCGACCAGGCGGGTGAACTGATAGACCAGCTCGCCTGCGCCGACGATCAGCGCGCCGATGCCGGTGCGGATCAGGGCCGCCCGCAAGAAAACCAGACCGGTCACCAGTCCACTGACCGAGAACGTCGCGGCCACAAGCCCGGCCACCCACCGGCCAGCCATCACGCCTGCAAAGGTCACAGCGTAGGTGGTCAGCCGTCCGATATTCTCAAACAGGCCCTTGATGGCCACCCCAAGTGGGCCGGTGGTGCGCGCCATCGTTGCCAGAGCATCCGCCACTGCCTCAAGCGCTGGCGCTGCGGCGACCGCCAGCTGGTTCGAGACGCCGCGCCAGATCAGGCCAAGGCGCGAGATTGCATCATTGGTGCGCTCGATCTGGTCAGCGTCCTGCTCGGAAACAACGATGCCAAAATCATTCACATCAGCGGTGGCCTGGCGCAGCGTCGCGGTATCGATCCGCGTAAATACGAGGGCTGCGCGGTCGCCAAAGAGCTGCGAGGCGACCGCAGCGCGCTCGGCCTCCGGTACGAACTCTGCCAGCCGGTCCTGGATCAATGCGATGCGTTGATCGAGCGGCAGGCTTTGCAGCGCGCTGACAGACAGACCAAGTCGGTCTAGCGCTTTGACGGCAGGGCCAGCACCGGCTGCAGCCTGGCTGAGACGTCGTGTCAGTTGCACCGTGGCCTGCTCGACATTGCCCATGGAGACGCCCGAGAGGTCAGCGGCACGCTCAAGCACCTGTAGGCTTTCCACGGTTGTATCCAGCGACTGCGCCAGCTTGGCTGTCTGGTCGATAGTTTGCAGCCCCGAGCGGATCATGGCAGCGCCTGCAAGGACAACAGCCGCACCAGCCGCCGCTGCCGCGATCTTGGCCCGGCGGGTGAAGGCCGCGAGGCGTGCGTTTGCAATATCAACCTCGCGTGACAGACGACCGAGGCCGCGGGCACCGGCGTCGCCAATGCCGTGCAGCTCAGCCTTGACCTGGCGTCCGCCCACGGCTGCGAGACGCACAAAGACGCGTTTATCGGACATCCTGCTCTCCAATCCGTTCGTTTACTTTTTTGACCATCACCGCCTCGATCTCGGGCAGCAGTTCCATCGCCACGAGGCCGTTGATGCCAAGGGCACGCGCCATGGCGAGGGCCGCACCCATGTCCCAGCCGAGGATGATTTGCCGTGTCGCGCGCAGCTGGCCGCCCAACCGCCCAACCAGGTCCCAGATCTGCACCCCCTCGAAAGTCTGGGGGCGGTTCACTTTTGCCGGGCAGTCTGGGCACGGGACTTTGCAGGCCTCGAGGGCTTCGCAAGCCTCGAGGGCTTCGCAAGCCTCGCAGTACCGATCGCCCCCGCTGAAGTGCCAGTCGGCAAGGGCGCGGAGACGTTTTTTTCCTGTTCCAACACCAGTGCCTTGGCGACGTAGCCTGTCTGGAACGCTTCAAAGATCGGATAGACATCGAGCAAGGCGTCAACACCCTCAGGCGTGAGGCCCAGCACCTCGCCGTCAGCGTCGCCGACACCCTCCCAGGCAATCACCGCCCGCCGCCCCAGCGCCTTGGCAAAGACCAGCGCACGGTCTTCGTTGCTGGCGTCTTCGGGCAGGGTCTCGACCGTGATATCGCTGCGGGTGGACACCATCAGTGCCGTGGTCAGCGGCAGCAGCTGCACCCGGACCCCGGGCGACAGCTCAAGCCAGCGCGGCTTTTTTGACAGATCAAGTTTGAGCATGATCAATAGGCCTCCACATCGTTGACCAGGGTGATCGTGCACATCCGGCCCAAGGTGGCGTCCTTGGCGGCTTGCCAATCGAAGGTGGCCTGCACGCCCTGCGGTCCGCCGATCTCCACGCGCGGGCGCGGCAGATAGACCGAATGGGCTGTGACCGTGAGACTCTCACCTGTGGGCAGCAGGTAAGAGAACTCCAGTTCACAATCGGCACCGTTGATTGCTTGATCCATCAGCGTATTGTCGGCAAAGCGCACCTCCATGCTGCCCGAAAGTGCTGCCAGTGACGGATCCGCGCCGTCGATCATGCCGTCGGCGCGGATCGTTTCGATGCGGTCGAGATTGTTGGCATAGGTGATCTGGGTGGAGACCACATTGCCCAGTGCCACCCCCTCGCGCTTGATGGCTCCGTTGAAATGGCCAAAGCGCTGCAGCGCGATCTCTGCTGGCGTGCCAACACCTGTGGTGGTTCCCAAGGTCTCGCCTTGGGCGACCATTGACACCGAGGCCGTCAGAAGCCCCGAGCGGGTCATCTGCCAGGACAGCTGATCCGCCACGCAGCCCGCATAGATCGCAAAGCGCGGGATCTCCGGCATGGCGATCTCGATCGAGAGGCTTGGCAGCGTCCAGTTGCCCGAGCGAAACTCGTGGCTGTAGGGTGCTGTAGCGCCGGTGGTGATCGGATCTCCGAAGGTCGCCTTCAGCCAAAAGCCGAACGCACGCGCATCAATGGGAACCACCACGTTGCCATCAGCGGTCAGGGCGTCCTTGATCGGCGCAAGCGGATCCCGCCCGTAGCCCAGAAGTTCCGAGTTGAGCAGCGGTTGCTCTGCGCCAAGCGTCGCGCTGGCGAAGGGTATCTTGACGTAGCCAGTTGCAGGCGATGTGCCGTAGGCGGATTCGAACGCAATCGCCATCTGCGCCCGCGCCCCTTGAGCTCGTGCCATGGTGTTCTCCTCAAACTATGGGGTGGGTCAGGCCAGCGGGTCTGACGTTGAATAATGCAGAACGATCGGGATGATCGCGGCCTTCAGGCTGGCCGCACCCTCGACAGGTAAATCCACTGGCTGTGGCGCTTCCGCCTCGATCCAGTCGCAGCGTCCGCCCAGCGTTCTATCAGCCGCAATCACTGCGCCGATCTGGCCGCAAAGTGCAGCGAAATCCGTGTCGCGGTCCGCGCCCTGAACGATGACTTCAAGCTCGCTGCGATGCTGATAATGATAGATCTGGGGCGACAGCGTCACCGCAGGATCGCCGGGATCGCCATCGCGCAGGATCAGCAGGCCCGCAGGTGGGATGCGCTCTGGCAGGACTTCGCCGCGCAACACCGGCACGTGCGGTACCGTGCGCAACAGGTCCGCCAGGGCGGTGAGGATGGTTTCTCGGGGAGTCATCCGATCCTTCCTTCTACCCAATTCGCCACAATTGCTCCGGGTATCCTCTCTTGCGAAGCCTTGGCATCCCGCGCCAGATCCAGCCGTTTGCGCAGTTTCACCTGCCGCACCAACAGGAAGATTGGCACTGTTGCCTTTCCGCGCCCAGTTTTTGATCTTGAGGCGACGCCAAGTCCGCGATTGTTCAACCTGCCATCTGCCACGAGCAGGCTCGGTCCCCGCCTGCGATAGACAAACCGGAGCCTGAGACCGCGGCGTCGTTCCCATTCGCCGGGGGTGATCCGGCCGCCGCGTGCGCCCTTGCCTGCAGCCTCTGTCGGGATCGCTAGCCAAAAGCCGTTCTTTGAGCGGATCAGGGGCCCAGTGTCATGTGCGCCGATGATCACGGGCGCTTTGGACCACACAAGTGCTGCGGCATCGATGCTCTCACCAACCTTCGGATAGGTCTGGCTGCGGATCGAATTGCCCAGCCGCCGACCAAGCCCCGCTTGCGCAATCTGCCCGCGCCAGTCTGATTTAAGCTGTGTCCCGGCCGCGCGCATCGCCGCTGTGACCGCCTTTTCTCCAGCCTTGATTTCGGCTGCCATAATCGCGGTCAGGTTAGGGGAGATGGTAATGTTGAGTTTCATGCTGGTCTCAAATCTATGGTCCAGACAAGCCGCTCGCGATCGCGCACAGGCTCGCCCTGAATAAG